TTAGACCCTTGCGATCTTGCAAAACGCCTTCCTGCCTCATTCAAGCCCCCTGACGGAGATTTGTGCTTTGAAGTGAGATTAATTCTTTTTCTTGCCATCTGTTTTCTTATTTATCATTTGCAATCCTTGTTTACCGAACCTATAACCGAAGCTGCTTCCAATTATTATATACAACATGTTGGCGAACCAATTTGGAGTTGATTCCTCTAAAAATATAAACCCTTCTTTAACAAATGGTTGTGTCCAGGGCAGGAAAGAAGCCACAAGGATTGCCCCAAAAATTAGTGACCAAAATTCGTCCTTCCAAGATTCACCCATCTGATTTGTAAGAGCCTGCTCATTAAGAAAACTAGATGTCGCTTCTGTCTCGTAAACTTTTGCTTCGGCTCTGGCTTTTGCTACTTTAACTTCTGTCTCAGCTTTAGCTTTATCAACTCTACCTTGCAGCCATGTGCCTGCCAATGAAGCTATGGGAGATATTAAATTACTAATCATGTCTTTTTCTTTGTTGTTGTTTTTTTCTTCTTGCCTAGTAGGTCAGCATCAGCCTTTCTTGCTCCACCTTTACCAGTAACAAACGATCTTACTCGCCCCATCGCCCAAGCTGCCTGACTTGTCTTTGGTCTACTACCAGATGAAAAGTAAGCAGCCGCACCACGCTTATAGACCTTATCTAAGGTTGCTTTTGAGAATCTTGATGCACCAGGTATTGATGAATATTTACCACCACTTTTCTTTTTTGTTGTCGCTGCCATCAGCCCTTACTCCTTTTCTTAGAAATACGATCCATCATGGCAGGTGTCAGTTTACCTTGCCTGTAAAGTTTAGCTGTTCTTTTGATTTCAGCTTCCCTAGCTTTAGGGTTCTTAGCACCACTCACATATTTTTTAGGTACACCCTTTTTAGTCTTAGGAACTTTCTTGAATTTACGCTTAGTTGCAGCCATGATTTGTCCTTTGTTTGGCGAGGGATAATTGCAGATTAATATTAGCAATTATTAATTTAATTAAGTTTATTAAAGTTTAAATTAAACAATCATCCCTCATAACTTTATTTGTTGGTTTTTACTTTTAGATGAGGGTCTTTATCATCAAAGACCAATACAGCTTTGTCTCCATCTGTTTTGTGTTTAAGTATTTCATGCAGGTCTTTTTTAAGTTTCTGTAGCCGCATCTTCAGCATCAAAACTTTTTCTTCTAATTCTGTCACTTATCTTCAGTTTTGTTAGGAACAGATTTAGGAACGCAATAAGCTTTGACCCATATCCTGCTGTCTCCTGCGAGTGAGTAGTCGAGGTTTTGTGATCTAATCTTCTGTGCAATTCTAAGGCACGAATCCAGATCACTGAAGTACACACTTTCCTGTACCGATCCAGATAGAAAAACAACCAATAGCCATGTCACTTACTTCCTAGCCATCCATGCTGATGTACCCATGTAAGTGCCAACGATACCTGCACCGGATATATACAGTAGGTTGCTGATATCAGATAATGCCTTGATCTTATCTATTGGCATAAAAAACATTGCAGCAGTAAATACACCCATGCCTATGAGTGTGTATCTAGCCATTCTAAGTTGTGCGATCTGCTTTCTAAGTTTTGACTCTGTTTCTTTTATTTCTTTTACATGAGACAACTCTTCATCAGTTACAACGCCATCACCATCTTCATCATATTCATTGAACACAGATTTTTTCTGTAACTTTTTTTGGGTCACGTTATCAGTTCCATCCTACTAGCAAGTCTTTCTGCTCTGTTAGTTACCTGCCTATACCAACGGCTGTCACGCATCTCTTCAGCAGCTTTCTTGAAGTTTTTGCTTATAATATTGTTGATGGTTTTTCTGAATTTGCTAAATCTTGGCAGTCCTAAATTAAACATCATATTGGCACAGATTTGTTTGACTTCTTCATCCATGTCTTCCCAATCTTCAAAAACCTTCTTACAGTCCTTGATGACTGACTTGATATCTTCTTCAAAAAGTTCTGTGCATCTATCTTCTGTGATTTGAGTACCAATCGTTTCTTCAAACTCTGGCTCATCTTCTCTGCATAAATGTCCTATACCACAGGTTTTTAATCCTAAATGATCGAGATACACCTCATACTTTACACCCTCATCAATGACGAGTTGTTGTCTTAGTTTTTCCATGTCCATGATTTTACCTGCTTAACAATCCATCAGCTAACATTTGCCTGATATCATCTGCTGTCATAGCACCTGCAACTGGTGCTGATGCCATACCGCCTTGTTGAATACCACTGCCGAGCAAACTTCTTGTTACAGGTAATACTGGTTGAGAGTATGCTAGTCCTCCTGCAACTACAGGTGGTAAAGATGAACTAAGAACTCCTGGAGAAGCATATTCACCTAATGAACCAACAGCGGAAGATGCTAATATTCTCTGTGATGTGCCACTGTCAGAAACTGTATTGCCTATAACATCCTGTGCTTGTTGTGCCAAACCTTGCATCCTAGCTTCACCCTTAGAAAACTTAGACTGTCTTTTGGTTATGTCACTTTTTGCAGAAGCCTGTAGTAAATCACCTGGTGTAAAGTCACCATCTAATTTTCTTCTAATAGATGCGTTTCTGACAATCTCAAAAAGACCATAAGCCTGATCTAACTCAGCTAATTCTTTTGCCAGTTTTGGTGTTTCCATTTGTAACTGTTGGCTGATTGTCAAACGTATATCATCAAAGGCATCTGCTTTTCTTAATGCTTCTTCTGTGCCTTCCCTACGCAATCTTGTAATAATACGTCTAAGTTCTGTCTGTGCAGTCTTGATAGTTTTGCCATCTAAAGCTGCTGTAACAGGAGCAGGTTTAATTTTATTGATAATTACTTTGTTTATTCTTTTTGTAATACCTTCTCTGATATCATCATCAACACCATTTAAAACATTTGCTATTGCACCACTAAAAGTTGTTGAATCTTTTATAGAAAGCTTTGGCAGTAAGGCATTATATTTTTTTTCTATAGTATCTTGTCCAAAAGCAATTAACTGTCTGCCAGAAACATTTTTTGGAACTACAACATCAATACCCTCTAAAGCTTCTTGAACTGCTGTACGATTAAAACCCTCTTGTGCATTTTTCTGAGCTGCTGATATTGCATCACCCAAGAAAAATATATTTTTGCCACTTGCCTCTTCTAGTCTTGCTAAAGTTGTACCACCTAATGTCGAACCTTTTACAGCCTGACCAGGAGTAACTTGTACACCTTTGCTAATAAGTTCTTTTGCTTCTTCAGTTATCTTTGGTGATAATCCACCAACTGCTCCACCTAACACAGCACTTGTAGCACCAGATATAGCTGTGTTTGGATTAGTTAATCTTTCTCCTAAACCACCTTCTGCAGTACCAACTCCATAAACTAAACCCTCTGCACCTGCAAGACCTGCACCTTTAGCTATGTTTGCTAATCTTGCTGTATTTGCTACTGATGCTGTTTGTCCTGCACCTGGAATAAACTGTGCAGCTATAGTAGGTAGTATTGCACCTGCGATTTCTGTGCCTATAGCACTTGCAGGGTTTCTTTTTCTAAAGTCTGATATCTGATTTCTGACATCTTTTACAATATCAGAGTAAGACCTGTTTCTATCAAAACCTGATCTAACAACTGCTTCTATTTCGTCACCAAATCCAAGTGTTAAACCTTGACCTGCTGCTCTTGCAAAATCTGTTACAACGTCACCAGTTGTTCTTACAGATGTATAATTTTTAGATTCTGTTGGTAATGGCATTTATCCCTCGTAAAAGTCAAAAGTTCCTAATTTTCCATTGAAATACAGATCACCCTTTTTCAGTTCACCTTTTTCAACAGCATCATCAAATTCATTATCAGTGTTGTAAGCCTTAAATGCAGGTGAAACATTTTCATCTATAAATTCAGCGACACCTAATAAATTTTTATTTTCCTGTGCATATTTTTCCATAGCTTTTAAAACTTCTTTTTTTCTTGTGGTTAAAGCCTGTAAACCTTTGACTAAAATTAAGTTTGCTTCTGGTGTGTTTTGTAAGTTTGCTGTTGCCTGACTAAACAACCTTGCTTCAAAGTCTGATGTTGCACCTGAACCTGGTACTCTTTGTCTTGGAATAAGATAATTAAATGATGTTCTTAAAACTTCTTGATTAGTTAAATTTTGTACTTGCTCATCATTAAGAAATCCAAGTTGTTTCAAAGAGCCTCTTAAGCCAATAGTTAATTCTGTAAATGGGCCAGTTTCAGTACCACCCTCTAATAAACTTTCAGCGATATCTAATCTGTTTTCTAATTCTGCATCCTGAAAAACAAGCTTTTGTATATCTTCAAGTCTTTTAATTGCAGATTCAGCAGCTTTTTCATCAAACTTACTTTGTGTTTGTTGATCAATGTTTATATTTGTTCCTGATGTTTGTTTAGCATATTTTTTACCGCTATCTAATGCAGCTTTTATTTGGTCTGAGTTTACATCACCTGTAACAACATCATTTGGATCATCTTTATTTACAAGCGTTATAATATTAGGCTTTGGTTGTGCAAGCGGTCTTGGCGTTGTTTGCTGACCACTTGGTTTAAAAGTAACATTGCCAAAAGCATCTGTTTCTTCTACTCCAAATACAGTGCCTTGCGGTGTTTCTTGTATTGCAAATTCACTTTTAGGTGCTAACTGTTTTTGCAAATTAAGTTGTTGTACAGATGCCAAACTTTCTGCTGTTGCAGGGCCTGTAAACATACTTTGCAAGTTAGCAGGTAGTGTTGCTGTTATAGCATCCTGTTGTGCTTGCAGATTAGATTGTCTGGTTGTCTCTTGTCCTTCTAATCTATCCAATGCCCTCTTTTGTAGCATTGCACCTACAAGACTCTGTGACAGCCTTCCTATGCCTTCTAATGGTGTTCTTACTGGGCCACCTCTCATGCCTTGTTGCATTAAGGCACTTGCAAGTGTGTTTCTTGGGTCTAGCTGAAAAGCACGATTAAGGTTTTGAAACCTAAATGATGGCCCTTGCCCCTGTGCCATAGGTTGTGCCATTGGCTGTGCTAATGGTTGTATGTTTGCAGAAGGGTTATTAAAAGGTGCTGAAAGTTGTCTCATTGTGGGACTCATAAGAGCCTGATTTAATGTTAATCCTGTTGTCATTCTTTACCTCAATATTGCAGCAGAGCCGAGTGACCCTGCTAGATCAAATAAACCACCCAAGCCAGAACTATAATTAGCCATACCTTGATTAAATGCATTAGCTGCCGCACTCTGAGCCAACTGATTTGCACCTATTGTATTCACTGCACTTGGAGCAAAGAATGTCGGCCTTTGTATCTGTGGGCCACCTAACAAGGCTGCTAGTTCATTGAACTGTTGTCCTCTTAAACCAATACGTTCATTGAGTTGTGCCTGACGTTGTTGGTTCTGTAACTCATTTGCTCTTAATTGATCAGCTATCTGTTGCTGTCTTGCTGCGTTCTGTTGTGCTACATTAGCCGCCTGTTGTCCAAACTGCTGTTGCTGTCCTGCAAGACCAAACTCACCCTCTGCTGCCGCTTCTCTAAATAACTGACCTCTAGCTGATGATGCCATGTTAAACAGTCTTGAAGCTTCTTGCCCTCCTGCTATGTCAGCCTGTTGTGCAAGTCTTTGTTGTTGCTCGCCCTGTTGTCTCTCTAATCTGTCAACAGCCTGATTGTATGCTTCACCACCAATCGGTAATCCTCTGTCAGCCAAGTTCTGTTCTAGCTGATCTCTTTGCCTTGTAAACTCAGGCTGTAATAAACCTAACTGTCTGTCAAAAACAGATTGTGTAACCTGCCGTCTGGTATCTTCAAAGTCTGTTGGGAGTGTTGGTAGTTGTGGAACATTTAAAGATGTTTGTACATTACCTGCACCTGGCAGTTGTGATTGAAATGCAGGTAGGTTTGTTGCATCTTGAAATGAATATTCTGGTAAACCTTGCGTAAAATCAAATGGTGTTTGTGCTGCTAACTGATCGAACTGTTGCCCTGCTTCAGTAGCCAACCCAAGTCCTATTGCTTCCTGTTGTGATCTTAATTGATTTTGAAAAGGTGTCTCTTGTGTAAAGGCAGCAGCTTGTCCATCTTCTGGCACTTGTCCTTGTACAAACTGACCCTGATCTCCTACGCTACCAAACAGTAAATTACCATAAGGTGTAAACTGTGTGATCCTATTCTGTGCAGCATCCTGTTGTATTAACTGGTTTGGATCAGGCACTGGTGGTGCTGATGGTCTTGACTTTCCCATAATTATTTCCCTTTATATTCAACCATTTACATTCACTTCTTAACATACCAAGTAAGACGGCATCATGTGGTGGAAACATCTGTCTCAGTACACCTTCATGCTTAAAACCAAGTCTCTTGGCTAATTTTATAGATTTCTCATTATTGTCTCTAACTGTCACAAGTATTCTATGGCAGTTGCATTGTACAAAAGGATAAGCAAACAGGGCATAGAGTATTGCTTTATTAGCCCAGTTTTTATCCTCAATAACAATCGTTGCTTCTATCTGTCCATCTCTTAAATTAGAATATACAACGGCTGCTATAAGCTTTTGTTTTTTAATAATTCCTATGGCTTTACAGTCTCTAAAATAAAAGTCTTCTAGCTTAGACTGTACCCATGCAGAAACATAATCATCTCTGTTAACCAATAACTGTATCATTGCTGTCCTTTTAAGAAGTACGCAAACCAAGCAACAACCAATAAACCGCCAACAATAATAATTACAATTAAGGCAATCATTATGTTTCTCACCAGACGTTCAAAGGCCTTCTTCTGTTCTTCTTTAGCTTCCTGTCTTTTCTTTCTGGCCTCTGATTGAAACTTGATCCAATCATTATAAACACCAGGTCTGCCATAAAGCTGTAGTATCTCTCTAAGCTCTTCCTTCTTTTGCTCTATCTCTTCAAGATACATAAACTCTTCAA